CCGCTGGAGCCAAGGCTTCCCAGCTTCGAGATGATACCGGAGATTCCCTCTCCCAGACCGCCCATTTTGGAGGTCAGCCCGGAGATCAGGTTGCCAAAGTTCGACACGATCTGACCACCATCTGCGCTGCCGATCTTCGACAGGAAACTGCCGATGTTGGACAGCAGACCGCCTCCGTTTTCGGAGCCAAGAACATTGCCGAGGTTCTGCAACGTACTTCCGAGGTTTCCGATGGTATTCTTCATGGAACCGAGCTTGTCCACAAGCCCCGTGACCGTATTGACCGTGTCACCGACCTTGCTGATGCCGTTGCCGAGGCTCTTTAAGAAATCCGAGTTGAAGGTATCGCCAAGGCTGCGGATCGCATTTCCAAGGGAACCGGTCTGAGAACTCAGCTCTCCAATGGAATCCTTTATGTCCGTAAAGCCCTGCTTCACTTCATCGCTCATACTGCCGACTGCTGTTTTGGTGATACCCTGCAGGTCAGTCCAGAGCTGCTGGAACTGTGTTTTCAGCCCGGAAAGCCTGGCCATCAGCTGGGACTGGATACCGCTGCCCACATCCCTTGCAGCACTGCCGATACCATTTTGGCTTCTCTTGATCGTGGCAGCAAAACTGCCGACCACAGAATCCATCCAGTCGCCCAGAGAATCTACCGGGGTCGTAAGGTTGTTGCTCATAGACCCGGCAAGTCCCTGCACGGCTTTCACCACCGACTTGACATTTTTTTTAATGCCGGTCGCCAGCAGCTTCATGAAGTCGGGCATATAGGTATCTGCATCAGACAGAGGTCCTTCATCTGGTACAGAGAAATGCAGCAGACTTCTGACCCTGCTTGCGACATTTTCCGCCGCTGCGATCACGGAACCGGCCGCTGCCCGGACACCTGCCGCCATCTGGGAACAGATATCTGCGCCCCAGCGGTATGCAGAAGAAGCAATCGAACCGAGCGAGTTAAAACTGCTCCTGATACTTGCAACACCGGAAGAAACCGTGCTGCGCAGGCTGGACATTGCCGAAGACACCGTGGACTTGATGCTGTTGAAGGCAGAGGTCGTGGTGGATTTCAGTGTGTTCCAGCCGCTTGTGGCCGTACTGCGAACTGCGGATACAGAGGAAGTTGTAAGACTCTTGATGCTGTTCCATGCAGTCGTGATGACCGTCTTGATACCATTCCAGCTGGTGTTCGTCAGAGTTTTCACTGCGTTCCATGCGCTTGTCATGGAAGATTTGACAGAAGCAGTTGCCGAAGTAGTCAGAGACTTGATTCCATTCCATGCTGTGGTGATAACACTCTTGATACCGTTCCAGCTGGTCGTTGTCAGCGACTTTACCGCACTCCATGCACTGGTCATGGAAGATTTGACAGCTGCTGTCGCAGAGGTCACATTGGATTTCACCGCCGCAAAGCTGGTCTGGATGGTGGTCTTGATGCTGTTCCATGTGCTCGTGGTACTGGTTGTAATGGAACTCCATGCGGATCTCATCGCGGCACTCACACCTGCCGTTCCGGTCTTCACCGTCTGGCTGATGGCCGCCCAGCTCTTACTGTATGCCTGCTCCACTCCCCTCATGGAGTTGGTGATGGAAGTAGACAGCGTGGTGGACAGATTCTCTGCCGCCGCAGTTACAAGGCTGGTGTTGGTCGTGATGCCGTTTGCCAGTCCCTGCATGAAGTCCGGCATCCAGCTTTCCATATCTGCCAGAGGCCCCTCATCCGGCACAGAGAAGTGCAGGAAAGAGCGGATACGGTCCGCCACTCCCGATACGGCGCTTGCCACATCCTGAATCCTCGACTGGATACCGGACACAATGTTGCCGATCATGTCCGAGCCCCACGAGAATGCCTGTCCAGCCAGACCCTTGATAAAGGAAACTGCACTGTTAAAGCCGTTCGTGATGGTGGACTTAATACCGGAAATGGTAGAGGAAATCCCGGATTTCATCGAGTTAAAAGCTGTGGTCGCCGCGCTCTTGATGCTGTTACTGAGGGACGAAACCGTAGACTTCATGGCATTCCAGCCGGAAGAAACCACCGATTTGATACCATTTACCACACCGGAGATTTTGCTGCTGATGGCGCTCCAGATGGAAGAAACCGTGGACTGGATTGCTGAAAGGACAGTCGAAATGACCGTCTTGATTGCATTCCATGCCGTACTCATCCGGGTCTGAATGCCAGTCAGCAGCGGAGACAGGAACGATACAATAGCGTTCCATACAGTTGTCACCGCGGTCTGGATTGCAGTTAGCACCGTAGATATGGCTGTCTGGATCGCGGACCAAACCGTAGAGAAAGTCGTCTGCAATCCAGTCAGGATCGGAGTCACAAAGGCGACGATGGCGTTCCAGATGGAAGTGATCTTCGTCTGGATCGCAGTCAGTGCTGCACCGATCAGGATCTGAATTGCCTGCCAGATGGTTTCAAACAGATATTTGAACGCATCCAACAGAGGTTTCATGGTGTTGTAGATGCCATTCCACACCGAAGTGATCGTCGTGCTGATGGTGTTCATGACCGTAGAAATCGCAGTCGAGATCGCCGTCCACACAGTTGTCACCGTGGTATGGATCGTATTCAACACAGAAGAAACGGCTGTGGAAATGGCAGTCCAGATGGTGCTGAAGGTCGTCTGGATACTCGTAAGGACAGTCGTAAAGAAGCTCGAAACTGCAGTGAACACAGTCGTTGCCACACTCTGGATAGCAGAAACTGTGTTTGAAAAGAAGCTGCTGATTCCGCTCCACACGGTCTCAAAGAAGCTCTTGATACTGCCCCAGACCGTCTGCCAGTCCGTACCGAACAGCCCAAGAAACACATCCAGTGCGCTCTTTAATGCGGTAAGAGTCGTAGAGAATACAGACTTCACGCCATCCCAGATACTGGAGAAGATACCCTTCACCGCTTCCCATGCGCCACTCCAGTTGCCGGAGAACACATTGGAAAAGACATCGAACAGACCCAGTAAGGTATCCAGAACGACGCCGAGGATGGTCGAAATATTCTGGAATGCTCCCTCAAACAACGGGGCAAGCACCTGACAAAGGCCATCCCAGACTGCTTTCAGTACCTCGGTGACATCCTTAAAATCAAAGCCCAGCCCATTGATCCGCTGTGTCAGCTGATCACAGAACCCTTTCACCTTGGAAACGATGTCGTTCCAGATACCGGTAATGGCAGTACGGAATTCCTCGTTCGTATTCCAGAGGTTCATGAACGCCGCCACCAGTGTGCCGATGACCGCCACCACTGCTACGACCGGCCCGGACAGACCACCCAGAACCACACCCAGCTTGCTGAACACACCGCTGGCACTGCCCACATGGGTGATAAGAAGCCGGACACCCTTTGCAAGAGAACTGAATCCCCGCATCGCTGTGCCGACGGTCGATATGGTCTTGCCAAGCACAATGAGCAGCGGACCGATGGATGCCGCCAGGAGCCCGATCTTGATGATCGTTTCCCTGGTACCCTCATCCATGCTGTTGAGCTTGTCCACGAACTGCTGCACGGCAGATACGATCTTGCGGATGGTGGGCATCAGGATATCGCCAAAAGAAATAGCCAGCTCCTCCAGCTGAGATTTCAGGATGGTGAGCTGACCATTTAAGTTGTCCTGCATGGTTTCTGCCATGCTCTCGGATGCGCCGTCACAATTTTCAATGGCACCACGCAGTTTGTTGATGTCCGTCTCGCTGGAATTCATCAGGGCAAGGAAACCGGACATCGCATTCTTGCCGACCAGTGCCTCTGCATTGGATGCTTTTTCAGATTCGGTCAAGCCGGAGAATGCTACACGGCAGTCTGCGAGGATATCGTTCAGGCTCCTCATACTGCCATCTGCATTGCTGGTGGCAATCGTAACCTCACCGATGTTCTTGCCTGCAAAGGTCACTTCACCGGAAAGGTTGTTCATGATGGTACGAAGGGACGTACCAGCCTGCGAAGCCTTGATACCACTATTTGCCATAAGTCCGATGGCTTCTGCGGTATCCTCTGCCGAGAACCCCAGCGCACCGGCAATAGGCGCACAGTACTTGAACGTCTCGCCCATCATGGAGACGTTGGTGTTCGCATTGGAGGAAGCGGCTGCGAGGATATCGGCAAAATGCCCAGAATCCGCAGCGGATAAGCCGAACGCGGTAAGGGCATCGGTAACAATATCTGAAGTCGTAGCGAGGTCTTCACCCGAAGCGGCCGCGAGGTTCATGACGCCCTCGATGCCGTTCAGCATGTCAGAAGTCTTCCATCCGGCCATGGCCATGTATTCCATCGCCGAAGCTGCCTCGGATGCAGAGAACTTGGTCTTTGCACCCATCTCACGGGCTTTCGCACGGAGCTGGTCAAAGTCATCCCCGGTCGCACCGGAAATGGCAGAGACCTTACTCATCTCGGAATCAAAATCGGCTGCGGTCTTCACTGCGGCAGTGCCAAGACCCGTCACAGCGGCAGTCACCGGAAGGAACTTCTTGCCTACATTCTCCACAGAAGATCCGATGTTCTGGAGCTTTTCTCCAGCTTCATCGATCTTGGCAAGCGTCGCATTGGTAGTAGCCGCCTGATCCTGTAAGGATCGCAGATTCTGTTCGGTCTCCACGATCTCACGCTGAAGAGCATCGTACTGCTGCTGGGTGATCTCACCGTTGGCAAGCTGCTCATTAGCCTGCTGTGCGGCAGTTTTCAAAGTTGCCAGCTTTTCCTTAGTGGCTTCAATGGCATCCTTCAGCATCTTCTGCTTCTGGACGACCAGTTCTGTATTGGAAGGGTCCAGTTTCAGGAGTTTGTTGACATCCTTCAGTCCGGACTGCGTCCCCTTGATTGATTTGTTTACACTTTCCAGTGCTTTGGAGAGCTTTGTGGTATCGCCGCCGATCTCAACGGTGATGCCCTGGATTCTGGATGCCATTTGCGTAACCACCTCCTTGCAGGCATGAAAAAAGCCCATCTGCACAGAGCAGACAGGCAGAAAATAATCTGAAATTTACAATTCTGTCGTTGCTAAGCGACAGAAAAAGAGCTATACTTAAATTGAGAAATTGTACTCAAAGGAGGTATGCTCTATGAGTGGATATAATATTGACATTGCCGATATGCAGTGCTGGGTCTTTCGGATGGCTCAATCCAAATGGAAAATGTCTCCCAGCGACTGCGCAGAACTGTTTAAGAAATACGACATTCTCGGATTTATCGCTGACTGCTATGACATTCTTCATTTGAATAGCTACGAATGTGCTTTGCATGATGTTGAAACCCTGCTCAAGAATCGAGGTGTTACCGTATGATAGGACTTGAAGATGGAATGCTGCTCTACCACGGAAGTTATGTCAGTATTCCTGACATCGACTTAAGCCGCTGTATGGGTGGTCTCGATTTTGGTCGTGGTTTCTACTTAACCTCATCTTATGAACAAGCATATAGCTATGTTCAGCTTTCTGTTCGCAAAGCAAAACACATCGGTGCTGTTCCAAAAGACTTTGATCCAGCTGACGGACAAATATCCGTCTACAAATTTCACTATGACCCAAACATTCTCGCTTACTTTTTTCAAGAACCCAGTATCGAATGGCTGCATTTTGTAGCGGCCAATCGAAAGAAAGACCTCTTTCCTCAGCTTCTGAAAAAATACAGCGTAATTGATATCATCGGTGGAAAGATTGCCGACGATCAAACAGCCCGTACCCTTCAGATTTATATCAGCGGTGAAGGTGCTGGTGAGCCTGGGACTCCAAAAGCAGACAAAGAAACGATTGAAAAACTTTTACCGAACCGTCTCAAGGATCAGTTTTGTTTCAGAACTCAGGATGCCGTCGAGCATCTTGAATTTATAAGGAGTGACCGCTATGGTGACATCAAATTGTGATAATGCTATAAACTATAAATCTACAGATTCTCAAAAGGAATGCTGCGCAGTAATTGCGATGCGCGAAGCTGTAGAAACCCTTGCAGCACGAGAAAAGATTTCTTACGAGGAAGCTCTTCTTCGTTTCACAAGTTCTCGTGCGTATGAAGCCCTCTTTGATTTTGACACAGAGATTTGGAAAGAAGGCTCTGATTATCTGCTGAGTCTTTATGACTACTGCACTTCCAAAAAGACTGCATAAAAGATAATTACTAGGAGGTGGTTTTATGAACGAGGTTGTCATCGACGATTCACAACGCGAAATGTGCGCCGTACTCGTTATGCGCACTATGCTCACAGACTACTGTAATGATACCGGTGTTTCCTTCAACGACGTATTTTTTCGCTTTGTAACCTCTCCCGCATACAAAATGCTATTTGACTATTCCACCGGACTCTGGATGGAAGGACCCGATTATCTCCGCAACATCTTTGAAGATACCATGAAAACAAACACCTCTCTAAAACAGCCTGAATCTTACTTAATCTCTGAAGAGGAAATGCTTCGTCGCCTTGGCATCACTGAAGCTGACCTTGTCGGTTTTGAGGACGTGGAAATCGAATAGTGACAGCATATATCCCACCCAGTCACATGGCTGAGTGGGATTTTTTATACCTATCACCAGACGATTGTGCTTATTTCGTTCACAATATAAGCACGGTCGTCTGGTTTTTGCTTTAGAACCGGTCGAAATCCTCCTGCGAGGCCAGTTCTTTGTAGGGATAGTCGTCATTCTGCCGTTCTGTGAACATATCATTGACCAACCCGATGGTCAGCAGGTCGAGGTCGGCGATGCTGATACCGAGCTGTACACAGCGCAGCAGAAAGAGCGGGGTGGTCATTTCCCGCTCACTTTTTCGAGGTTTTTTCTGGATTCCACCTCCGTCTGCACGTTCAGACCCCACAGTTCGATCAGCTGGGGCAGGATCTGGTAGATGGAGAAGGTGTTGAACTGGTCCAGAAACTCCTCCGGGCTGTCCGGCACCTTTGCCGGGTCCGCATGACGAGCCATCAGCCATGCCAGGTCCTCGAACATCTCCAGACTGAACAGGTCGAGGTTGGAATTGTCCTCATCGTTCTCCCCCACGCTCTTTTCCAGCTGGCGCAGGTCTTTATAAATGTCACGGCCAAACTTGATGCGGTACAGGCGCGGCACGGCGGCACTTGCCTTAAAAGTGACTTCCTTGCCATCGATCTCGATTTTCTTCGTAACTGCCATAATCGTAATCCTCCAAAATTTCATGTAAAATTGGCAGAGCCGAAGCCCTGCCGTATATCGTGTTTCTTACTCTGCCGGGTCAATGCTCACCAGTGCATTACCGCCGCTCACAGTAGGCAGCTTACCATCCCACTTCTGGATCTTCTGGTACTCGATCAGCGTATCGGACAGGCTTTCTGCCAGTTTGCGGTTTGCCTCTGCCTGTGCTTCTGCGGCAATGGAAGTCTTCTGGGCTTCCGCCTCTGCATTGGTGATTGCCACCTGCTTATCCGCTTCTGCCTTGGCAATGGCGGCTTCATTCTCGATCTTCTGCTTATCTGCATTCTGCTGTGCAATGGACTTCTGCTGGATGGCTTCGTTATAAGCATCCTCGAAATTCATGTCGTTGATGACGACCTTGTTCACAAACACAACGTCCTCACCATATTTCTGCACAAGGGATTCTGCCAGCTTCTGTTGTGCCAGAGGCTCAATCTTGGTGCGGTTTGTCACCTCATTGGGGCCAAGTTCAGCCATCGCAGACTTGATGGCAGATGCCACCAGCTCATCACCAACCAGATTCTTGATGTCGGACACATTCGCATACAACCATGCACTCTTCTCAGGAAGCACCTGATAAGTCACAATGACATCAGCGGCATACACAGGGGTCTTGTCGGAGGCTTCGCCCCAGACCTGCGCTTCGATGTGCTTATCCTGCTGCTTGTTGTTGACCTTGTGGATGCTCTGCACAAAGGGAATGCAGAAGTTGAGCTTGCCGCTCTGAATGGTGGTTTTCTGGATCTGACCGAAGCTGGTCTTCACGCCCGTGTAACCGGTGGGGATGATGTGGAACGAGCAGACAGCCAGCACCAGAACGATGATCACTGCGAACAAAGGAAAAAACTTCTTCATAATCGTATACCTCTTTATAATAATGTAAGCAGAGCCGAAGCCCTGCAGTGTGTGTCGGTCACTTAGCCCTGCGGCTCCTCGGTGTGACTGGTGTCTTCGGTGTCCACAGCTTCTGCCTGCGGCTCGTAGACCGCATCGTACCATTTGTTATAGACATCATCGGTGGTGTTAGTACCGGTCTTTGCCTTGACATAACCGTTTGCCAGAGGGGTTGCCTGCAGGTTCAGAGTGTCCGTCTTGACTTCCTTACTGTCCTCATTGGTCTCACCCTCGATGGACGGACGGCTTGCCACACAGTTGTACAGCACATGACGGATGTGGCGCTGGTCGCCATCGAACTCAAACAGGAAGGCGAAATGCTCCAGTTCCACATTGGCGTTCTCAGCAAGCACGCCGTTGCCATCCAGCTCCTCGTGCATGATGTCCGTGAGGAAGCTCTCCGGGATCAGTGCGATTTCCAGATCACCCTCGTAGCCGGAGTTGTTATTCACGACATAGTAGGCGATATTGTCCGCATAAAACGGCTCGATCTCGCCATTGGCATCCATCGAAAGACTGACTGCACCGGGGATGCGGACCGGCTTCGCATAGGTGACACTGCCATCTTCGTCAAAGGTCGCCTTTGCATAATGGCAGTTTTTCAGGCCAAATTTGACCTTATTGCTTTTCTTCGACATAGTGTTCCTCCCATAAAAATATCCTGCATGAGCATCACACAGTCAGCTCATACAGGACTTCATACATTTTTTCGGTTTCGATCCAGACCTCGCTTTTCTCATAGTAGAGTTCGTGTGCGGTCAGGACTTCTTCAATAGTTGCTTCCATATCCGGGTCTTTGTAATCGGTGTACACCTCGATGTCCAGCCGGTTGAAATGGTGGTACACAAGGTTATCTGCGCCGAAATTCTCGGCTTTCGGATACAGGAAGCAGATAAACGGTGGATCAGGACTCTCCCCTTCTGCGAAATGGTCATACGCATAAGGAAGCCCCATTTCCTCCACCAGAGCTTTTACTTCTTCGTGGGTCATTGGTTTCTCCTCACTTCAGTGCCTTTTCGATAAGGGACTGGAGCTGCTCGATACCGGCCTGTTCTGCCGGAGCAATATGGGGTCTTCCTGCCACACGACCGCCGCCGCGCTTGGCATGACCCTTTTCCAGCAGATGTGCCAGCTGGTAGCGGTTCTTGGAATGCACCACCATCTGAAGGCTCTGGCTGGATTCCGACTGTTTGGTCGCTACCCAGCTTTCCTTGTACCGCCCGGTTCTGGACGGTGCGCCGGACTGAATCTGCTCCTTGACGGTCTTGGCAGATTTACGGACAGCTTTCTTGACCTCGGTGGAGGCAAGGGTCGCATACTCTTTCAAGCCCTCATTGATGGCATCTGCCATTTCATCGATGTTGACAGTTCTGCTCATCCGGCTGCCTCCTTTCCAAACGGCAATGAATCTTCAGCGTTTTCTTCTGGAAATTCATCGGGTCAACGGATTCGATATTGTAGAGCTGCTCCCGGAAACGGATGCGGTAGCCAGTGGAAGTCAGGCCTCTCGTCTCACTGCACCAGCGGACCGTGAACACCACACTCTTCTGCTCGGCTATGACCTCACCCTCTTCTTCCTGCGCCTGATAGGTCGAAGCGTAGGCAAAGCAGGTGAAATATTTCTCCCATGTGTTCCGATGGTTTCCGACCTTATCGGTCACAACCGTGCTTTTCTCGATCGTGATCCGCTCATTCAGCTTCTCGATCATCAGAACACCCCCTCCCTCACAGCAAACAGAATGGAACGAAGCGTCAGCATCAGCTGGTGATGGTCGGCTTCGTCCCGGTGCTCATAGAGATACCCCAGTGCATACAGAATCGCCACACGGCAGGTGCTGCGCAGGGCTTCCAGTTCCCTTGTAGGCTGTACTCCGTTCTCGGCATCCCGATCAGCGGCATTGACTGCCTCCCACTGGTCTTCCGATAAACGGCCCACATCCTTGCACATCTGCTCCGCAGAAGATAAAAGGATGCCGATTAAGGCATCTTCATCGCTGCTGTCTACCCGGAGATAGGTCTTCGCTTCGTATAGCGGGATCAGTGCCATAACCGGCTCCTCCTTTCCTGGCTTTCTTAGCCCTGCGGTGCCATCTGCAGAAGCTGTACGGCTTCCGGCAGGATCAGCTTGCCATCCACACGCTGGGGGGTCAGGAAGCCGACCTGATCAGTACGGGCATACAGCTCGTTCAGACGGCGGAAGGTGCGGTTCTGGCGGTCAGCCACCCAGTAGTAGCTGTAATCGCCAAAGGCCATGACCTTGCTGCCACCCTTGATCTCCGGCATGAAGGCGGAAGTCTTCAGCGGACGGTTCAGCAGGGTATCAGGCTTGCCGATCTCCAGACCAGGCTTCCAGATATAGTTGCCGTTGTTGTCCTTGATGGTCATCAGCTGCAGCACCAGGGCTTCGTTGCAGAGGAACTGTGCCTTCTTGCGGTACGGAGCCTTCAGTGCGTAGTAGAGCTTAAAGATCTCATCGAAGGTAACGGCATCCTTCTGGGCAGCGGTCACACCGACCTTGGCACCGCCAGTCTCAGCCAGCAGACCCAGAGGCTTGCCCACACCGTCACCGGTGATAAAGGCGCGCTCCTCTGCGTTGCCCATACGCACACCGAAACGGCGGGCGATATAGGTGGCAAGGTCGAATGCGGAGTCGTTCAGCAGCTCATTGGAGATCTTGATCATAGTGCCCAGCTTGTACGCAGACAGCATGGTCTGACCGAAGGTGGTATCGCTCTCCGGGATCTCCTCGCCCTCATCGATCCAGCTTGCCTCACCGGTATCCTCCGCGATAGGAATCTTGCGGGTGCCGGAGCTGGTGCGGATGACCGTTGCCATGCCACGGAAGATGTTATTCTCTTCCAGTGCCTCCACCAGCTTCTTCTCAAACTCATCGGGAACGGTAAAGCCGCCCTCGGTGTCCTCACCCACAGACAGGGCATTGCGAACCTCGCCGTAATGGCCGCGGTTGCGGATCATGTTCCAGAAGTTCTCGGCATACTCGGCAGTGGCAGTCGGCTTGACATCCTTCTTGGCACCGCTCTTCGGGTCAGCGTGGACAGGGCTGGAAGTCGGTGCGGACAGCTGTGCCTCGATCTGTGCCTGCTGCTCCAGACGCTCAATCTCTGCACCCAGGTCCTTGACCTCCTGTGCCATCTTGTTGTACTGCTCCACGGCCTCAGCCTTTACCAGACCGTTCTCGCCGCGGTTCTTCTCCAGAAAGTCCTTGGTCTGCTCCCAGAGAGTGTTGCGCTTGGTGCGCAGTTCCAGAATCTTACTCATAGTACGTTTCCTCCATAAATTTGTGATGGTTGATTGGATATAAAAACAGCCTGGATGCACATCACTTCATGCACTCAAGCTGTTTCATCAGGATATTGTAAGGGATGCTGCCATCCTCGGTCTTGCCGTCCATGTCAAGAACAGGTCCCAGATTGGCAGGCGGTTCTGCCGGAGGGGTCGGCTCTGCGGACGGTTTCGGGTCAGCTGGCGGCTCGGCATCCGGTTTCTTTGGTTCAGTGTATTTCTGCCCCACATCTTCCGGCTTCACACCCAGACGGTTCAAGACGATTAGATCCATCTGACGGCTAGAGAAAAGGTGCCCTGCCGTATCCTTCTGGAACGGCTTCTTTTCTTCGCCCTCGCCCGGTTCACTGTCAGGGTCTTCTTCCGGATTTTCCGGGTCTACCGGGTCACTGTCCGGCTCCTCCTCTTTCTTTGCAAAGAGGATCTCGTCTGCAAAGCCCAGCTCCACCGCCTTCTTCGCATTCATCCAGGTCTCATTGCTCATAAGGTTGGCGATGCGGGCGTGGCTGAGGCCGCTCTTCGCTGCGTAGGCATTGATGATGCTTTCCTTGACCTCGGTCAGCACCTCGATGGCCTTTTCCATGTCCTTGGTGTTGCCCATCGCAACGGTGCTGGGGTCATGGATCATCAGCATGGCAACAGGACTCATCTGGACAGTGTCACCGGCCATCGCCACAACGGATGCAGCAGATGCCGCAATCGCATCGATCTTGACCGTGATACTGCCCTTGTAGTCCTTAAGCATGGTATAGATCTCAGCAGCGGCGAACACATTGCCGCCCGGAGAGTTGATCCAGACGGTCACATCCCCCTCGCCGGATTCCAGCTCATCCCGGAACATCTGCGGCGTTATTTCATCGCCCCAGAATGATTCCTCATCGATGGGGCCTTCCAGCCGGAGGATTCTGGTATCGTCACTGTTTTTGATCCAGTTCCAGAATTTCTTCATCGGGTTCTCCTTCCATTTTTCCGTGGCTTACTCTCACTCAGCCGGTTATCGCTGTCAGGTTCTTCTTCCGGGTCGGGCTGTGTTTCTTTCGGCTGATTCTGCTGGGCTGCGGCAGCTTTATTCTGCTGTGCCACCCCTGCATCTTTCAGCTTCACATAGCCGCCGTTCAGGTAGTAGTCGTCACCGCCCTCCTCTGCCGGGATGAGATCCATGTTCTCCAGACGATGCACATCATTTGGAGAGAGGAAGCCGTTGCTGATGCCGGTCGCATAACCGTTCATCCGGCTCTGGTAATCGCCACGGAGCAGACCATCCACATTGAATTTCGGGAAGTAGGTATCCTGCTCCTCCTCCAGCAACAGATCCTTGATGATGCCCTGCTCGATGCGGACAAGCCACGGGGTCAGGGAGTGCATCACGAAGTTCAGCGACTGGTATTCAATGTTGGAGAAGGTCGCCCTGGACAGGTCAGCCACCAGATGCGGAGGCACACGGAAGATGCGGCAGATCTCCGTCACGGAAAACTGCTTCGTCTCCAAAAACTGGCTGTCCTCCGGCGGCAGGGAGATCGGTTTGTAGGCCATGCCCTCTTCCAGCACAGCCACGCGATGGGCATTGGCTGCACCGCCATAAGCCGCTTCCCAGCTATCCCGGATACGGTTCGGGTCTTTCACAACGCCAGGATGTTCCAGCACACCACTGGGCTGTGCGCCG